GCAGGATGTTGTCGTAGTAGTCTGCACGGGCGGCAGCTTCGTTAGACAAGGAGTTACTAACCACAGCGAAGAGAGGTTTCTTGAACTTCACGGCACCCTTCTTCTCGTCGGTTGCTTCCTTGATGGCAACAACTGTGTCGTTGTATAGACCGCTGTCACCACCTACGCTATCGACAAACTCAATCCAGGCTGTAAGAGCAGCACCCTTAACTTGGAAGTTGATTAGCTCGTATTCGTCTGAGCCTGTCTTAGCCATAGCATAGATAGACTTAGTGAACTTGGCTCCTTGTGTAACCTTAACGTCTGACCATGTGCCAGTAGCAACCATGCCGTCCTTGTTACGAACGGTTAGCTTGTCACCGATACCACGAACTTCGTTAGACCATAGACCAGTTTGCTTGGCCTCAGAGAAACCTTTAACTGTGTTGAGTTGATCTAAGACAATGAAAGCTGTCGAGATGGGCAGGTGCTTCTCTGTGCTTGCTTCTTTGTCCCAGTATTTCCAGTCGCCAGACTGCGTGTTCCACTCTAAGAATTTAGTGGCAGGGTTGGACGAGCCACCCCCGGTTGATGTGTTTCTTGTTCTACTCATAATATTGTATTGGTTATTGATGTTAGTTAAAGTTTTATGGAAGTTGGTTAGGTGTGTCAAGAAGATTTTTTCTTTCTTTGATTGGCTGTTCGAACCTTGTGACAGGCCACACATACAACTTCTTGTTTGCCGTAGATCATATCTCTGAAGTGTGGCGTTAAAGTTTGTAGGGTTTGAACATCGGTGAAGGGTGTGATGCCATCTACGTGGTCAATCTCATACACACTCTTGGCTCGCTTCTCCAGGGTTCCGTCAATCTTGGTGCGCCTCTCCTTCTCTGATATGCCCATCTCTTTGCCGCAGTCTACGCAGACCACGACGAAGCGTTCTCTACCTGTAGCTGGGTTGATGCCACGCTTACGAACGGATTGGATGAAGGTCTTCCGGGACGAGTTGCGCCAGCAAGGTCTGAGGGCAGACTTAATCATGGTGCGGAACCTACCTTCCGTCATGCCTAAGACTGGATTGATTTCACCCCTAGCCATGTTGTGCTAACTCTTCTTCGGTTGGCTCGTAAGGAAGTTCTGGCTCGTCAAGGTGTGCTAACATATGTGTGGTGTCCTTCCCCGCCCGTTCGTGTGCGTCAATAAACCCTTTTCGCATAAAGGGAAAGTATTGAGAGTTTGGGTGGTTAATGCAGTTAAATGCAAAAAACCCAATGCTGTGAATGTTGTCCAACATTTTGTCGGTATATTGTTGGCACTGGTTAAGCTTGTCTTGCAGATCGTCGATCTGTTCTCTTAACTGTTCTTCTAGGTCTGTTGTCATAGTTCTGTTAGTGATTAGATTAGTCTTTGTGATAGAGTGGTAAATGCCATTGCTGCACATTGCGGAACTTGTCCGTTTCCAATGGCTTTAAAACGCCGAGACCTGTCCACCCGATCGGCCACCCCATCATCCATTCTGGCAATTTCGGAGACGGTATTTTTCCAAAAATCTTGGCGCATTTTCGAGGGGCAGATTCGTCTCTCCCTGACCTCGCCACCTTCGATGGATCGCCCGAGTCTTTCCAGTCCCTTGCTAGCGGCGTAGGCCAATACCCACATTCTATCTCGTTTATGTGGCGCACCGACGTGCCAAGCTCCCATAATTCCCCATCTAGCATTATACCCCAGCGAGGCCAAGTCTTCGAGGACAACTCCAAGTCCCCTAGTGCGAAGCAGAGGTGAGTTTTCGGCAAAGACAAATCGAGGCCGCATCTCTCCAATGAGTCTCGCATATTCCTTCCATAGTCCCGAACGCTCTCCCGTAATTCCTGCTCCTTTACCCGCAGCACTGATGTCCTGGCAGGGAAATCCTCCGCAAAGAACATCAACTGTTCCTCTCCAGGGTGTTCCGTCGAGGGTGCATACATCGTCCCATATTGGGAAGTTTGGCAAGTGTCCGTCTCGTTGTCTGGCGAGGAGGACATCTCTTGGGTAGGGTTCAATTTCGCACGCTCCGATTGGATTGTGTCCAAGTAAGAGGTCAGCGAGAATGCCACCTCCTGCTCCTGCGAAGAGGTGGAAGGTGTTGAGCTTATGTTTGTTTGATTGTGATGCCATGTCATCTTATGTTTTAGTTTATTTCTGTTATCTGAGTAATTGTGATGGGAACATTCGTCTTCTTTAGTTTGTATCCTTTAGTCTTGCTACCATTAGTCAAGCATTTAATTGCTTCGTCCCGGTCGTGTGCTGTTTTGATAGCACTACAAGGTGAAGGCATGTCTCGACGAGTGTATGTAATTCTGTAGCACGGCATCAATGGAAACGTCCTATGTGGTTCTTAAAGATGAACTTACCCTTCACATCACGTGAACCTTCACGCTGCTTGGCTATGTTATACTTCAATGAAACGTAAGCCCCATGCTCTGCATCTACTCTCCTAGCCTCATCCACATCCTTGCCGTCAGGCCATAGAAGTAAGATGATGTCGGAGTCATTTTCAATGTCACCAGAATCCTTGAGGTCATACAAGGTAAGACCAGACTCACGCTTGGCTCCCTCACGATTGACTTGTGCTAGCAGGAAGACGGGAACGTCCAACTCCATCGCCATCAGTTTCACTTGGTGTGAGACCTCGGCTATGCCGTCGTTCTTTTTCATCTTACGATCCCAAGGCACAAGCTGAAGGTAGTCTATGACAATCCACTCAATCTTGTGCTTACGCTTATACATACGAGCCTTGGCACGTAGTTCATCGATGCTCTTAACGTAGTGGTTGGTGAAGATAGGAGCCTCTGCCATCTTATCTGTTGCTTCCCATACACGCTTCTGGTGTTCTGGTTTCATCATGCCATCGTGCAATCGGTTGAGTGGTGTGGCGGCACAGGTTTGAATCATGCGGTTAGCCAGAGACTTAGCTTGCATCTCAAAGGAGAAGTAAAGTCCGGGTATGTGGTGCGTAACTGCATTCTGTAGGACAATATTCAGAGCAAGGGCGGTCTTACCACAGGACGTAGGTGCGGCAATCACCATCACCTCTCCGTTGGCTACGCCACCACAGCTAAGTTTCTCATCTACCTGGGCGATGCGAGTGGGCATGGCAGACACCTCATAGGTTCCGTTCACCATAGCCTTGTAGTCCTCTCTGAGGGCTTCGGCAGCAGTTCTGATACTCCCGTCCCCCTTACCATCATCAACGTCCTGTAGGGACTGTAACGAGGCTTCTAGCCTAGAGGTAACAGAGTCTGCTTCTTCCTCCCCTTCCTCTGCCTCCTCAATGGCGAGCCTACAATGACGGATGGTCTGACGAAGCTTAGACTTCTCCTTAACTATGTTGGCGGCATACTTGGCGTGGGTGGCTGTCTCACAGGCTTCTTGAATGGTATAGATGGTGCTGATACCACCAACCTCATTCTCGTTGCCATCGGAGCGTAGCTGTTCCAGTAGTGTGATGTCTGATAACTCCAACCCCTTCCCCACAATCTGCCCCATCGTAGAGAAGATTACGGAGTTCCGGGATACATAGAAGTCAGAAGGTTGAACAACCTGTGACACCTCGTCGTAAACGGAGCCATCTTCAGACAGAAGACAGGACGCAAGAACAACTGTCTCCGACTCTAGTGAGTGCGGATGTGCGTTTTTAGAGTTAGGCATACTAGCTGTCTTCGCGTTCCTGTTGATCCATAACAAACTCTGCCGCCTCACGTAGGCAACCAGTTCCGTAAGGATAGGTAACCAGAGATTGGCCATGCTTGTTGTATAGGATGACAGACTCGGGACGCATATCTACGTCATACTGAAACTCTGGATCGATGTTACTTTCTTCTAGCCACGTAAGGATTTGATCCCCGGTGCGCTTCTTGGGTTTGTCAGAGACTCGCTCTGGGATCCAGTATTCATCTCCGTCACATAGTGCGCCAACGTAGTCATCGACTAAGCGTTGCTGTCCTGCGACAACTTGTAGGCGTTGGACAAGTGTGTCCCCGTCCATGTGTTTGGCTGGCCCGTAAGGGTAGGTTGCTGTTTTAATAATCATGTTCTGTTTTGTTTATGGTTTGGTTATAGTGCGTTATTAGCATGGCTAGATTCAAGTGACTTTAGTTCATCGATTAACTCATTGATGTCTTCGATAGATTTTGAATCGTTGTCCATTGCGTATTTTATAATTTCAGCAAAGAATAAAGAGGTTGAAGTTTTCAATTTACTTCCCGCGTCATTTTCGCAGAAATAGGTGATAGCCCTAGCTGCTTGATCTGCTAATTGTGTTTTGCTCATGTTTGGTTATAGTGAATCTTTACTCATCTCTTCAAGAGCTTTATAGCCCCTAAGAAGTTTATTGGCGTAGCTTTCGTCCTTTAGCTCAGACATAAATTCGTCATGCTCCTTGGTCATGTCGTGCATGACACCGTAGCGGTGAGAGGTGCGAACGCTAACTGCCGCCCACTTGTTGGCTATATACTGACCAAAGTATAGGGCTTCGGAGTAAGTGTTGCCACACTTGCGAGAGGTGTGGAAGTTTTCCGCAGCTTTGTCTCTGAAGTCTTGCTCCAGTTGTGTGCGTTCGTGCTTTGGTGTTCTGTGTGTGTCTTGAGTTAGTTTCATGTTTCGTTTCATGTTTATGTTTATGGTTTATGGTTTATTATTAAATGCCACGCATTTGCATGATGGCAGCAACGGCTTTGTTTTTAGCCTTCTCTCTCTTCTGCTTCTGACGGCTAAGAAAACCGTAGGCTCTGGCAACATCTGGGTCAACTGGTCTATTCCAAAAATCCTTGCATTTAACTTTCTCATCAAATGTTAGGTCTTTAAACTTCTTGCGTCCGAAGCTTTTGATTCTTGTTGCGCTATCTTTTTGTTTTTCTGATCTCATGTTTATGTTTGGTTTGGTTTGGTTTATAAACTTGGGATGGTCTTTGCCACCTCCAAGATAAGTTCGTTTTCTAAAAGCTCTGGTGGCATTGGTGACCTCCAGATAGAGATGAGCATGAGGCACTTTGTATATGCGTCAAGCGTAAAACCTTCCGATTCGTAAATTTCTTTTGCGGCAGGGATAGGTGATGGTGGGGTTCCAATCCTTTCACAATAGGCAGAGGCTAACTTCTGAGCCTTGGCAATGCCAATCCCCTTCATCCCCTCAATGTTGTCGGTTGAATCTCCCATGAGAAGTTGAACCAACCAATGGAAGTCTGCTTCCGCTTGTGTTACACCACGAGGCCAGTCATCCTTGTTCCAATTGTAGTGCCAACCTGGGACACCAAGTAAGTCCTTGTCTATGCTACAAAGGATTGGGTTTTTAACCCTTCCGTTAGTAAGCATGATACCAAGTAAGTCATCCGCTTCTAACTGGTCGTGCTTGCACCACCGGGAAGCATTTGCTTCTTCAAGCTTGTCCATCAATGGAACGTAGAGAGGTGGCTTCTCACGCCTCCCTGCTTTGTAGTCTGGATACAAGACCTTACGGAAGTTGTTTCGTCCAGACACCACGAGGTAGTGCTGTTGTGCGCGGCAAGCAGAGACTACACTTTGTATAGTAAACTCTACCATCTCGACCAGGCTTTTTAAACCCGTCCCGGTTGACTCAGCCTTAGCTGCATGAGAGTAAGAGATCAGTTCAAGATCAATGAGGGCGGTTTTTGTTTCTGTTTTTAGGTTCATAGTTTTGTTTTGGGTTATTGGAGTTAGGAGGAGGCCATGAATCAACCCTCCAACTTACTGACGTTTACCAAGATTTCTAGCAACTCTGCGTAGTCTGGGCTTGCTAGATTCTCATTTTCCCATGCAGAGTTTATGTCTTCACGGATTTGAGTTTCAATCATTTTCTTTAGTTTATCTGATGGCTTCATATGTATTTATGTATTGGTTTATGTGTGGTGGATACCGTAAGATGTAGGGAAAGGTATTGGTATGGTCAAGAAGAAAAGTCCTAGTTTTTAAAAAAAACTTTGGTTCCTCTGATGCTGCAACTTGGTCTCAATCAAATCGGTGTAGCTCTTGGCGTTTGGACATGGTTCACCCATTACGAATGAACCATGTCCTGCTGTCTTGTCTCAAATCGTATGAGTCTGACGCTCTTTCATGTCGTCCCGCTTGGCTGTGGTAAGTGCTGTATAAGCTACGGGACGGTGTTCACGCTCCGTTAGGAGCCACCTGTTACGCTAGGTCGGTATCTCTGTCAAACCTAGCAACCACCAGAACCGGGGAGCTACGCTCCGGGTTCCGTTGTGCAGACTTGGGTTAACCTGTGAGGCCACTTGCTCCGCTAGACTGTATGGGTATAAAAAAGCCCCTCTTCCATGTAGTGCTAGAAGAGAGGCTTAAAATGCTTGAGGACAAGCGGGGAAAGGATCTGATCCGTCACTACACGGTAGCATTTCTGCTATGATTGAATTTAGTAAACAAGTTTTGGTAACTTGTCAAGCGGTATTATATCACAGC